TACCATCATTTTATCGTTAAATTACCGTATTACAAAAAAGCTATAGCTGGTAAATTTAATGTAGATGACGCAAAGAAGGAACTCAAAAAACTTACCGAACAACTTAACGATGCAGTTGATGGTAAGGTTAAATTTGAGCAAACCGACTTTCAAAAGAAGGTTGGTATTATTGAAGTTTTAGGTGAGTTGATTATTAAGTTGCAGTAATCAACGGATCTTTATATATTTAGCTTTTCGAAATTTATTTAACACATAAATTCGTTCGATAATATTACCAGATTGTAGATGTTCATCTAAGTCGGATTTTAAAATTCGTAACAGTTTGTTTGTAATTTCATCCCAAACGTAAACTCTACCAGCACATTTACCACAATCTTTACCCTTACGGTTTTCACTCATCTTGCGTCTATGTTGTATTGATAATTTTCTACCTGTAAGAGATTTAGATTTTTTAATTGAAATTTCTTTACCCTTATCTAAACCGTATATTTCTGAGTATGTTTTACCCTTACGATTTTTACTAATATTTATTAATAATGTTGTTTGTAATGGTATTCGTTCTGAACGTTTCTTTGCTGACTCGCTCATTTTTTGTCTAGTTATATTATTAATAACTCTACCTGTATTGGTGTCTGGAGCAAAACCACCAATACCACCTCTTTTACTATTATAACAAAGATGATCCGTAATATCAACAATCTCGCTTTCTTTAGCTAAAGCTTCAGAATAACTTTCAAAAACATGTAATATTTCAGTTTTAAAGTTATCATCTCCATATTTTTTAAAAGCTCTATATAATTTGGTATCCAAATCACTTCGAAGTTTTCTACCTTTAATATGACCACACCCCATATAACCATCATTTAAATTCTTAGTTTTATGGACTCCGATATAATATTTGTCGTTAACCAAATTGACAGTTTTATAAACAATATAAAATAACATTACTTATTATTTATACCGCTGGGTAGCTTTTTAAATACTAACAACCCCTATAGTTCAAAAATCTCTGTGCGCCTTTAGCTGTATTGTTACCTTTGTTCTTCTGTTTAGACTTTAACGCTCTCGCTTTCGAACAAGTCATCTTACCTTTCACTTGTCTTTTAAGTATACCCGGTCTAACAGGGTCATGAATGCTCTTTTTTTCGGTGATATTAAAGTATTCAGCAAAGGTAATCATATCGATATTTATTAAATACTTACGTATGTCATTTAATTCACACGTAACTAATAACTACCAAACGTTAGAGTATGGTAAGTTTGCTGAGATTGTTAACAATACTCAGTTTCCTCCAATTTCTGTTGTACGTTATGCGATGGGGACACCTCCTATTAGTTCCGTAGAAGTGTATTCTAAATATGCAGTATTAGTTAAAAACGTAGACGATACATCTACAAACTATACTGGTAATTATAATATGGCTAGTGATGCTTTTGGACGTATGCGTACTGCTAGTCCACTTACACTGTTTGATTCATCACACAGATATGGAGATAACAATTTATTTAGCACATTAACTGGAGGCTCTACTGTAACATCTGCATCAGCAGTTTTTAACCAAAATCAAGGCCTTGTAGAGTTGAAGGTAAATGCTTTGAGTGGTTCAAAAATTTACAGAGAGACCACTAAAGTGTTTTCTTACCAACCTGGTAAGTCTTTACAGATTTTAAATACATTTGTATTTAATGATGCTAAGACAAATCTCAGACAACGAGTTGGTTACTATGGTACTGATAACGGTATCTATCTTGAGTTGGATCATAGTACGTTATATATGGTTGTGCGTAGCTTGGTTACAGGTGTTGTAACATCTACCCGTATTCCACAATCTCAATGGAATGTAGATAAGCTTGATGGTACTGGCTCTTCGGGAATTATACTTGATATAACCAAAGCTCAAATTATGTTCATGGATATTGAATGGCTTGGTTTAGGTACTGTAAGAACCGGTTTCGTTATTAATGGTCAGTTTGTACCATGCCATTATTTTCACCATGCAAATATAATATACACACCTTATATTACTACTGCATCTCTACCCATTAGATATGAAATAGAAAATAAAGCAGCTACATCTAGCTCAAGTGTTTTGAAACAGGTATGTAGTACAGTGATATCAGAAGGTGGTTATGAATTAAGAGGATTGCAGCAGGTAGTTGGTACATCTATTACTGCACCAAAAGCTCTTACAACTGCTGGTACGTTATATCCAGTTGCAACGATACGCTTAAAATCTACAAGATTGTATGGCATTGTTATTTTAACTGCTTTGTCTTTATTAGGTGTTGGTACTGGTATTTACAACTGGCAAGTTATTGCCAGTGGTGTAACATCTGGGGGATCAGGTACATGGGTATCAGCTAGTTCTGCATCTAGTGTGGAATACAAACTTGATGCTACTGCAGTAACCGGGGGACAGGTACTAGCTTCTGGCTTTTTCAGCTCTACTGCTCAAGGATCTACTAGTATCGATATCTTAAAAGAAGCATTGTTTAAGTTCCAACTCCAACGTAATATATTTACCGGTATCGCGTATGAGCTCACATTAGCTGTTACTGCTAGCACCAATACAGAACTAGTTTATGGTTCTATGGACTGGGAAGAAATAAGCAGATAAATTAGGGGAGGTGAGGGGATTAGAACCCTCATACTAATTTACATTTTTAATAAAAAAATCTCTATAAAATCTACTTTCGTTTTGAGTTAATTTAAAACGTTCTATGTATTCTGAATACATTACATGCGATATATCATCACTATGAGGTATATCAAATATATGACCAAATTCATGTAAAGCTGTTGATCTTAAATCATAGCCGATTCCTAATATCTTTCTCCAACCACCAATGTTCCATTTTTCACGTATATCAAACGATATTTCCCAGCGTTTTGGCTTCGTATAATCTCTACATTCACCGATACGGGTTGGTCGTTTAATTTTATCAATCTTTGTATCAAATGCTAGATGTATTTGTAATTCACCGTTGCCTTCTCTAAGGTCAACTAACCCTGCTAAGCACTTGTTCCACTCAATACTTGCTAACTTTATAGTATTGTGGATTTGATCATGATTTAAATTTTTTGGTTTATTTAGCGGTAAATAACGCCAATATATTACAGTTGGGTTCATTATAATATTTAATGAAATTTGGTACTCCAGGAGAGATTCGAACTCTCATCGGCGCGTTATCTACGACTTACCCCTTATAAGGAGGCTGCTTTAACCATTAAGCTACTGGAGCATTTAGAAAATGACTGAAGGTTTTAACGACTCCTACAAACGTATTCTGTATTTTCTAGAACGCCTATTCGGCAACGGCATACAGAATTCGTGGCCGAAATTGGTGACCGGGTATACTCGTCATTATGAAAACTCAAAACTTCAGCATGCTAACGTATGCATGGGAGCGGTTTCTCTTGCTTTTTCAGACGCCGATCATTTAGAAATTAGTGTGGGTGAGAGTAATGATTACTCACAAGCTATCTTCCACGCTATGTTATTCGGTCACTATCCAATGAGTTAATTACTCTCACTGTTAACGATAGAGAGGAATGATTACCTCTAAGACAATACAGCCATCAGTATATAATACGATTTGTTGTCTTCTTACGTCACTCAGAGTTGTACTCTCTGGTTAATTCAACCTTACACAGCATGGCTATCACAATCCGCCTGGCGTCTTTTCAGACGTTGCGCGATGCATTATGGGCTGGCGACCCATTATTCTGCCACCACGAATTCAAAAAATTTCAAAGATCAATTGTAGGTGTTTTATATGGTTACCTACAACCATAGTATAGCTACAATTTCAAGCTATTCAACTTAATTTTTGTAGATATCCAAAAGATCGAATTGAAGATTTGGACCATTACTAAACATTTCACCTGCAGCTTTATTCATTTGCAAAGCTGTATCAATACCAATTACATCACGTTCATGTGAAGCAAGATTAGTACCAATGTTAAAAATATCATACAAATTTTCATTTGTATATACTGTTCGCTGCCGTTTAGCAGAAATATTGTCAATTGAGCGACCAGCGTTTGCAAAATCAGTTATAATACCACTATAGAATGGCATAAATTGTTCACGCTGTTCTACATTAAGCTGATTAGCAAGACTGTTAACCTCATACAAT